AGTGAACGATATTGTTGGTGCCGAGGTGTAGTTGGAACCGCTGTTGGTCAGAGTGATACTATCAACTGCTCCCGATCCATTGATTGTGCAAGTTGCCGCTGCTCCTGAACCTCCTCCACCAGAAAATGCCACTGTAGGAGCTGAGGTGTATCCTGAACCACCATTCGTTAGGGATATCCTACCCACTCCCTCGCTCGTCTGGTTGTAAACGATGTAGGTTCCTCCATAGGTGTTGCAGGTAAGGTTCAAGATTCTGAGGTTTTGGATTCTCAGTGATGCCTGCGAACCACCCGGGGAGAAAAACACTGCCTCATTCCCGCCAAACGGCATATCGATGGTGATGTCCTCAAGGGTCAATCCATCCCAAAGCGTGCCGCCTGCTGTCTCATCGATTCCAATGGCTCTAAAGAACCCTGTCTGGGTGTAGCGAATCGATCCCCCCTTTACTGATACGTTGTCGAAAAGCCCCAAGAAGTAACCATAGCTACCTTGGATGTCGTCGATCATGTTCTCGTTGCAGGTTACGTTTGAGGCTTCAGTGATCCGAACGCCGTAGCCTGAATTGATTGCTATTTGATCAGCGACAAGGTTGTTGCAGATCTGAATCTGGCTGGGACGGGTTCCACCTTCAGCCGATACCAAGATGCCGCTCTGCTTGACCCGGGTCACAGAATTGCCCTCCACCAAAATCCGATGGTTGTCATTCAGTATCGCTATGCCGCGACCCCAGTCGGTGAGCTTTGCCGAGATTGTTCCTGTGCCTCCGCTTAGGGCCAAAGTCGGTAGCGTGTCGGATGCGTCCCATCCGGTGCTGTCAGGGCCATAGAATCGACCTTCCTTGATGTTGCCTGATGCGTCGATGTAGACGTAGCACGGAGGGTTGGTAGGCACTCCGTTTTTGATGCCTCCGGTGACCGTCACGGTTGGATTTACCGAATACCCGCCTGACCCGCTATTGTCCACCGCTACGCCAAGAACATCTACCCGGGCACTAAGCTGGTTGCCGGTGACTACGGTGTCTGTGCATTCGGTTAGAGCAATGATATCATCATCACAGCCATTCACGATGTTGCCGGTCACCACTGCCTTGTCCACTTTGCGCAGATTGATCCCATCAGCGAAACAATCGCGCACGATGTTGTTTTGGATCATCACATCTTGAATGCGGTCGGTGCGGTCCGTGTTGATGCTTAGGCAAAACTCGCCACCGTGTTGAAATGCGCAGTCGTGAACCTTTAGATGGTTCGCTCGGAAATGCACCCCCTGCTGACCATATTTGCGGGTGTCACAGTTGCCGTCGAACGTCATGTCTCGCACCACTACGTGATCACACGTCGTTTCGATATTCATGATTACCCCGCCGTTGGTTGCTGGGGTATTTGAGTTGTCTCCCCCATCGGATGGGACGACGACTGAGGTGCCTAGGTGCCGCAGTGTGGAAACATCGCGGCCAGCACCAGCAATCACGATGTTGCTGAGATTCTCGATGGTCGCAGTGCCGCTGTATCGATATTCCCCCGCCGGAAAATAAAGCACGCTGTTGTCCGTCATCACACCAATCGCTGCATCAATAGCTGTCTTGTCGTCAGTTGTGCCGTCGCCTACTGCGCCGTAGTCCTTCACGCTAATCCACCCTAATACGCTATCAAGATTAACCGTTGCCTCCCCAATAGTCTTATTAAGACGCAAGGCCATTGCCTTATTGTTGGCAAAATTTTCAGCCTTATCAGACCAAACAAAACCTGCTTTAATATCACTCATTCTTTAGAACTGATATTCAAGTCGGTGAGCTGTGAAGAAACTTTTAGTGATCTTATCTTGGGACGCCCAATTCTAGGAGCTAGCGTAAACTGACCGCTATACCCACGAATATTGCCAATGCGGCCACGCACGGAAGCGTCCTCCCCAACATCCAAGGTGTTTCCTAAAAGGTCAGAAAAGGAATCCATTGCGTTTACGGAGTCTGGATTTTCTGCCTCAAACGTAATATCAATGTCCGACTCATTAGTCTCAGAGCTTTCTGCTTGAATCTCAAAAGAGTTGTATCTCTTTCTGTCCATAGTGCCGCCCGTATATTGACGTGTAGTTACATAAGAAGGAATACTATACGCAGAATCAGACTGCCCCACGTTGGTGGCTAAGAAATCATTATTATCTTCTCGATCCTCTAGGATATGTATACCGCCAAAAGAATTAACCGCATATAATTTATTCAACGAACCAGCCCCAGCACGAATTAAGTTCTCAATATCCCACCCCGCTGCCGCCACGGTGTCAACGGACTCCCATCCATTATTCAAAAAGTTATACACCAATATAGTATTGTTAACTGTGGAGCTGTCCAAAGGAACAGAAATATAATATCTGTTGTCGTGATAAATGGCTACTGATTTATATGCGTAGTCTTTATTAATTCTTTTAATAATTGGATCAATAGACTCCGAGAGTGGAATAGATGCGCCACGCAAATTGTATAAATCCTCAAACCTAACTGCATACACGCCGTTGTCTGACAGGAAAAAGATTTGATTACCAACTTGCACAACCGACTTGCGTGCCAAACATCCAACCTCGCGGGTAATTTCCTGCACAACCGTTTCCTCTAATGCCCCAGTTACGCCACGAATCAGGTGGATGGTATTGCGATTGAATACAACTAGGTTGTCTTCAGAAAAGGGTTGGATTGCCACGACACGATCTGCACCACCGGATGCAATGCGATAGTTCCCGTAAATCTGATCGTAGGTGTTTTGATCTAGAATATCGGAAGCAATAATCTCGTCCGTAATGCCTCGATTCGTAATTGTGGGAGACCCAGCGGTTCCTGATGTCGTATAAAGGAATGGCATCCACAACCTACGCTGGTGATAAATAGCCCACGGCGGCGCAGGCATATGGGAAAACCCGCCACCTACAGACATTGGTTTGCTTAAAACCACCGACGCACCAGTAATGTCGTCCGCGTCAGCATAAAACCTAAACTTAGTAGGATCATCCTCATCAACCTCAAACACCCGATACTCAGATAGCTCGTTGAGGTTAGTGTCGCCGCGAGAAATAATCTTAACTAAATCGTTCTCTACAATATCGTGGACGGACTCTGTAACTGTAACCACTCCATTTGCAATTTCCGTGTTCCCAGAAGTGCTATACACCGAAGGCTGAGTATAATCGCCGTTGTCCACTAGCTCAAACGCTGGAGTTCCAGTCAGGTCTCCATCCCACTGCAAAGCCGTTTCGCCATCTCTAAAAATAAAGATATAATTAAAGGCTTGAAGCATACTCACCTTTGACGAAATAGAAATGCCTAAGGGGTAGGCAATTTCAGTGGTGGCTCCAGTAGTAAGGTTTACAAGAAAAACTTTTGAGTTTGCCGCAATCGCAATATACTCCTCGTTGTTGGATGATGGGTCGGAAAACAAGCACGAACCATATGCGGCGTTAACAACATCATCATCAAGGACGGGCGGGGCAGCGTCATTAAGGGTGAATGGCAAAGTAAGGGCCAGCGCATCAGTAACAAGCGAAGACCCAAAGTGCTGGTGGCCCTTGCGCGTTTGCCATGCGCCATTAATATCCATGCGTCCGTTGGAGGACATAGCCACTTCCGATGGACTAAGTTGATCAGGGCGAAGCCTTGCGTTTATTCGAGAAAACGAAAAGTCTCCCTCGTCAACGAGGGGATTATCAAGGGAGCCATAATTGCTATACCGAGGCATAATTTAGTATAGCCTATGCAGCAAGGGCTACTTTCGGTATTTGGCCGTCTTCTTAGAAATAGACTTAGGCTGCTTCACAAACTGCTTTCCCTTTTTCATGCCCTTGCGCTTGGCTCTGTTCGTTGCGGCTTTTTCTGCGGCAGTCAAAGACTTCCACGCAGCATCCGGCAAATACCGCTCTCCGGTCTTAAGGCTAGGCTTCCCCGAGCTGGTGCGCCATTTCTGTCGCGTCCAGTTTACAAGGCTCTTTTGCTGTGATTTCATCGAGAAGTCTTATATCCGCCGCCCTTGGCTTTGTATTGCTTGGCTAGCATTTGGGCCTTACGAGCCGACCACTGGCCTGGGCGTCCACCCTTACCACCAGACTTGATCGACTGAAACAGCCGTTTACGCATTGTTGGCTTCGTATATACTCCAGCAGAGTTTACAGTAGATTTTTTAGCAGGCATTTTGTTAACAGTTCCAAGCACGCCGACTCCAATAGTTGGCGGACAGCTTGTTGCTTTTACCCTTAATGCCACCAGACCTAGCGCAATAGCTTTTCTTGCGAGCTGGCTGGCTCTTCTTAATGGTCATATTGGCATCGCCAAAACGCACCACTTTCTCTTTCCCGTTCTGACAGGCTTTGACGACAAACTTCTTACCGCCCTTAACCTCCCTTTTAGGGCGATTACAGGGCAAATCTCTAGGGTTCTTAGGCATTGGTATAGGTGTAGCCTTAAAATGGCTTTATTTGGCCTTATTGGCGCTCTTATCCTTGTTGAGCTTATCAAGGTTTTGAGACTGCTTCATAATCCAACGTACAGAAAAGATACTAACCGTAATTGATCCAAGCAACGCAGCCACTTGCAAAAAGTCAGCAGCCAGTTGAAGGACTGCAAGGGTTGATGTCCAGCTAAGGGCGTTTAGCAAACCAATCCTGATAGTATCAAATAGCTGAATCACTTGGAGGTCCTTTGCAATGGACGTGATCCAAACCACCACATTACTGCTGTTGATGTAGCAAACACAAAGTCACCCAGAATCACAGCAACTGCGGCCTCCCCTACAAATCCCGCAGCAATAAACAGAATCAGGGAAATAACCATAGCCCACGTTAGCCCTGGGCGAGTAAACGCCCTAAAGGCATCCACCATTACACGTGTAGAAATCACCCACAAGGGCGTGTTTTCAGGTATGGCTACAGAATCCTTGTTGCTGTTTAGACTAGCGTCGAAACTCTTAAACTCTGCCTCAGTGACTTTGAGGCGAGAAATAGACTCCATCTTCTTAATCTCAAGCTCAGTTTCCCAAGCCTTAGACTTTGCATCTACTACCTTTTGGACGACTGAAAGAATGCCGCCTAAGATAGACCCACCCGCCGCACTAGAAAGAAACGTAAACATGAGTTATTTTAACACATGTTTGCAGTCACTCACTTACATTTTTTTCTAGGCATTGCTCGCTTTTTACCCTTGGCCTTTGCGGCCTTGGATGGGCGACCAACTTTGCTTCCGTATGTTCCTTTTCCGTATGGCATTTTATTCTCCGATTTCAGGTTCTGGCTCTTTAAGGGCCTCCAGAATATCCTTTGCATGCTGTTGCAAGGCTGCGTGCTGGTCTGCGTTAAGGGAAGCAACGCGTGTGGCAATGTATAGTTGATTAAGTTTCTCTTGAATAGTCATACAAACAATTTATAAAACCACTTAATAGTGTTTGTCAATCAGTTATTTTCCAACGCCTCAAGACGGGCAGTGAGTTCCTGAACCGCACCAACAAGCAAAGGCACAAGCTTGGATTGGTCAATGCCTTGGTAGTCCGGCACTGACCTAGTATCCATGACGGCAGGAGTGGTCTCGTTACCGTCGTCATCTAGGACCGCCGGAGTGACCTCATACTCCTCGTCACGCATTGCGTCCTTCTCGCCAGAGATGGCTTCAGGAACGACCTCCTGAACTTCATGAGCGAGGAACCCATCCACTACGAGAGAGTCATCCGCGATGAAATTGAACCGGCTAGGCTTGAGCTGCGTGATCCGTTGCAGGGCGTCCTGCATTGGGACCACGTTTTCCTTCAGGCGATAGTCGGAGGAGGTGTTGTATGACGTTGCGCTGCCGTTGGTTTGAATAGCTCCAACTGCACCGTTCGGATTAAAGAATACTATTTGATTTACGTTCGTAGTGACGTTTCTGGAGACGCGCCACGAAGCACCACCCACACTATAACCTGCGGTATTTTCGCTCCCGTTTAGTGTTGTGCCGCCGATAAAGACGTCACCTGCGCTGTTGATTCGCATCCGCTCGGCACCGGACGTGCTGTATTTGTGCGTCAAAGCATTCCAATTTGCATCGAGCCACGCACTGCTGGTGCGACTATAAGATTGCGCCCACGATCCGGTCGTCGTGTCGGTGTAAAATTCCCATCCTGCGCCGGTCGTAGGAAATCCATTTCCTTGGATAGCCGCGCCGCCTCCTGCCACGACAAGTTTAGCGGTTGGTGCCGTTAGGCCGATGCCCACGTTGCCTGCGCCGGTAATCCGCATTTGTTCCGTTGTAGCGCCCCCCGCATCGTTGCTAGCCCCCCCTTTACCAACACCAAAAGCTAGATACTCATTGCCCCAA